CTTATAGAAGGAATAGATGTTAAAGATACTACTGGCTTAGTATAAGTTGGCGCAGTCCCCAATGAACCAACTGTTACTGAATCAACTGTAATGTCAATAGGAGACTCAGGAGAAACTAGATTTGCTAAAGATATAGATAAATCATCTATTGTAGGAACGCTTGTTAAAGATATTATAGGTTTTTGATAGGTCGGAGCAGTTCCTAGAGAACCAACCACAACTGAATCTATTGTAATATCTATAGGTGATTCAGGTGATACTAAATTTGATGCAGATATAGATAAGTTACTTATTGTTGGAATAGATGGTATAGACGGCATTGCCGGATAAACAACTAAAGATAATGACAATCCTTGAGATATATCAATTTCATCAGACATCATTCTAAATAAAGCCTTAGCGGCAGTTCCTAAAACAATTACATGTTCGCCTTCATCTGGAAAACCAGCAATCGCAGTTTGACTTAAATCAACTGTAGGATAACTTAACTTACTAAATTTAACAGATTTAGATGCAGGTAAAGCATTAATTTTTGAGTCTTTTATATAAAAAATAGGGTCTGTTTCTGTA